ATGCAAGACAAACATTGAATCGATTATTTACAAAGTTTACAAGCATATCCTTTTGATAATCTCTAAGCTTGATACGCTGTAAACCCTTATCTGTCATTACAGTTGCAAAGTGTTCAGCAAAGTAAAGGATATCAGTAGCACATCTTTTGATATGCTCCATTTCCTCATCAGTATATTCAAATACTATGTTACCTCTTCTATAATTGATATTACCTTCATGAAAAGGTGTGGCTTTAACCTTGTAGCCTTCATCCATGGCTCGCAATAGTTTCTCTACTGCAAGTGTTGACCATATTGATTTATCTGCTTGTGGTTCCTCTGGGCTAGAACCCATTGGTATCATAAAATCATTCGTCATATTCATCGTAATTTTCTACAGGAAAATCATCCTCTGGATCTTCTTGAATGGGCTCACTGTCAAACGTATTTTCTTGTTTAGTAGCCTCCATTTCTTCCTGTATCTGCATCATAAGGTTTTTAGTACCCCTATTTACATTTGTTGGACCTTCAATCTTTTTAACTTCGCCTGTGCCTATTTGTTTTCTTTCAGAATATACATCATAATCTCTGGCCAGCTTCTTTACACCCTCTTCAGTAGCCATCATATACATGGTCTGGCTCTTAATGATATCAAGCATTGACTTTTGAAGTGTGCCTAAAACCTCAAACATTCTCGGTGAAACATCACCATCATCTATTTGTTGAAGCAGGGTTGTGATTGCACGTTCAGCCGTTTCCATTTGAAAGATAAGACTACTTAAAGTCATTTCTTCAATTTTCATTTTAGCCTTTACGTACTCATCGTTATCAATAATCTCTTCACTGAGATAAAACTTTAATAAAGTGTTGATAGTCTTCTTTGCCTGATTTGATGCATCGCCCTTTTTCTTTGTGTAATCGAATGGGTCAGGTCTTCTAATTGGGGTTAATTCAGTATTATCAATTGGCAGATCAAACGATTCTGAATCATTTAATATATCGTCAAGTGAAGATCTGATGTCATTTGCTTGTTTTCTATAATTCTTTTTTCCATTCATATTATCTAGGATTTGGTAATCTCAATAGACGAAGTTCTGGTATAGCATTATCAACTAATTCAGCATACTGTGTATCATTTACAACATACTGGTTGAGAACTATATTATGGGCTTCTTCTTCTATTATACGTTTAAAAATTCTAATGTTTGTTAATCTTACAGGTCCTGCCAACAGCGCCCAATAGTCTCCTGAATCGATACTAACCTGTTCAGGTAAGAAAATAAGATCGTTATACAATAACTTAAGTGCCGATGTTTCATTTTGCGGCATTGTATAGTTAAGAGGCTTATCAAGTTCATAGAGATATGTTGAAAGCGTCTTAAATTTATTTGAGAGATTTACAACAAGTGAGTACCATCTGGCCTCATTAAATGTTATACCATGTGTAAAGTAATAGTCAACATTGTTGATTGAAACTATAAGGAATTGTTTTGTAACCTCAACTGAAAGGCCACTGAACGTTCCGCCGTAACCATGTATCAAGAACGTTTTAGGAACTATTCTGGCCTTGGCTCCTGTAATTGCTGGACCATCATAAGGTGTGTCTATAACATATTCAGTTCCTCCACTAGGGGCTTGAATTATACGATAATAACCATTATAATCGCCAGCATCAACTATCTGTATAAGATCTCCGATCTGATATGCTCTTTCATTAGCAAATGTTAACATTGCATTACCAGATGAATCTGTAATACTCACAAGTATTGAAGGTATCTTATCTGCTGGGAATACTGGTTGAAACCAAAATGTAAAAGCTCTATCTTCAGTTGTTTCGAATTTGGCCCTCTGTCTATACTTAACGGCTAATTCGTTTGGATTTAGCTTATTAAATTCATAGTAGTTTTTAGAGACAATAACCCAGTTGTTATTGATTTTTAAATCTGAGATAGAAAGTAAAGTGGATAAATCACTTCGTACATAGTCATTGGCACCTGTGCCTATTGTTCTATACTGCTGAGGCTTTGTAATCTTCAAAAGATCGTCTACCGCCTCTTGTGCAAATTCGGCTTCAAGGTCGTGCACTGTAAGATCCTGAAGTTCTTGTGCAATATCTTCAGGAGTATCAACACTAACTCTATCTTTCCATTTTCTAAGTATTGCTTTATAGTAAATGTCTTTATAAACAACAGGGTCTGCTAGAGCCACAGAGTTTAATTCATACATTCTATCAATTAGAGGAAAGTAAATGTAGTCTCTTTCATTTGGCATTGATCTTGCGCCAAATGCTTTTTGAAATTCTTCACGTGTAATATGAATTTCAAAATTTTCAAAGTTCATACCAAATTCATCGAACTGAAATTCATTATTTGGAAATGCGTTATCTGGTACTAAAACTTTAATCTCTTTGACGTCTGATACCTGATATAAACTATATTCTGTTAACATAGCATCACGGCTTCTAACATCAGGATTGACTTTATAATATCTTACACAGTGGCCGAAAATATCATTAACAACATTAGTTAATTGATTAAACATGTTGCGGGTGTTATTCAACATTCCATAGGGATTGAATAAATCGTCTTCGTCACAACAATCCGTGACTATCAGATTCTGACATCCACTAGGTATCTGACCAGGCTCACAGCAGTCTACACCTACTTGCTTTACTTGTCTTACTACGCCGTTGTCTGAAATTATTTCTAGAGCAATTGACACAAATTCCATTGTATGACCTGTCTGAAGATCTATTACAACGTATTTGTATTCTATCCAGAAAGGTTTAAGAGGATCTATAACCTGATTTGCAAGATTAAGATTTGTCAATATAATCCAGTCGGAAAAATTCGAGTTATCTTGACTCCATCTAAAATATCTCTCAAATTTATTGACACTGTCTTCGCCGATAACCTCATCCACATAACCCACCACCTGCTCTACCTTTTCATAGGGTTCTGCAAGCTTAATAATTAAGGTCTCGTCTAGTTTATCGACTATATAATCTTGTACTGCCATTAAAATTGCTTCTTTAGCTATATATTTATGGCCGAAAGCTGAAGATTAAATGTCGAAGTCTGTAATGAATACAATTAGGGGATTATCTGTTTCTGTTTTTGGATCTATGAGTTCAAATAGATATGGAACTAATGGATTTTCTTGATTATCATCAAGCATTTTTAAGAACTCATGGGCTTTTATCTCTATGATGTGGTCATAACCTATGATCTCATCATGGGCACATATCCTATTTTCTATAAACAGTTTGTTAATCTGTTCTAGAGTAACATTATCGAATATCTTAGTCAGATCGATACAGGAAGCTGTTATCTTATAATTAAAGAATATTGTAGGTACCTTTTCTGATTTGTTAACCCTACTGTAATTTGAATCCCTGGACACGTTGATTTTAACGTACTTTAGATTGGTGAAAGTACTAAAAATCTTGTCCATGAAATACAGACTTGTAGCACTCTTCTGAAGGTCTGTAGCTGGTAATGATCTTACTTTATCGACTTCATTTGAAAATGAATTGTAAAAAATATCCTGGAACTCAGCAGAAGAGACTATGTAACAATCTTTAAGATCCGGTAAATCACCATAGTCAGCTTCCTTTTTTATTTTATTTACAAGTAAGTTGTCATAATAATTATTCTTGTATAGTGTTATATCAATAACATTTGGAAAATCTAAGTATGGGTAATCTATCTTATCACTCATTCGCCTTCATTTGTTTTTCAATATACTCAATCTCTTTCATAACTGGATCAGGATTGAATTTAAGTGCCAGTCTGAAATCTCTTTGGCTTATTTGATATTTATTTAGATAAAACTTCAATGCTTCTGGATCTGGGTCATATATCTTATTATCGACCTTGGTCTGCTTATTTAATTTAGTATAGATCCAGCCAGGAACTCTAGTATATCTCTGTGCAATCATGTGCCAGCTGTCAATAACATTGGCGGCATTAGTGCCAATTCTATTTAGCCTATTTGCCATAACTGGATAGTTTATGGCCATAAACCTGTTGACCATGAATCGATGCTTGGCCTTATCATATTGCTTGAGGCTGTCATACATTTCACTGTCAGTGAAGAAAACTTTAACAAAGCTAAAAAGGGTGCCATCATGACCTGTAGCACCCTTTGCTTTTTTAACTCTTTCCTTTTTTGCCATTAAAATAAACTTTCGGTATTACCTACATTCTTTTTAAAGTTTAGATCTAGATAACTAGTTCCATGTAATATACTATCTTTTGAAAGAAGGTTTTTGATGTCTAAGGTGTTATCGGTCAAGAGATCTTCAATATGGTTGAACATAATTATTTGAAGCGTTTCAGGTATCGTTGAGCTGTGCAGTAATATCAAATTAGTATTTAGTTCTAGATTTGATAGAAGATTTTCATTTGTCGTAAGCTTCATTTCAGAAGCTATGATTTTAACGATTTCATCCTTGAATGACTCTTCAAAAAGATACATTGATGAAAAACGACCATGGCGCTTCTTAAATGTGTTTAAGATATTTTTGGCCTTTTCATCGTTTATCCTTGATGTTCTTGGTTTACCTGTCTTACCTATCTTTTCAATTGAATATACTGATTTGATATTGTCAGACTTGTCACCAGTTAGTATTTTTGTAAAGACATAATCATCACAGTAGATCTCATTTACTTCAAGATGATTTG